GGGATCTACGCGCCTTGCGGGAAGCCTTGCGAGACTTTCTGCGGGATCTACGCGCCTTGCGGGAAGCCTTGCGTGACTTGCGAGAGGCCTTGCGTGACTTGCGGGAGGCCTTGCGAGACTTTCTGCGTGATCTACGCGCTTTGCGGGAAGCCTTGCGTGACTTTCTGCGTGATCTGCGGGAAGCCTTGCGTGACTTTCTGCGTGATCTGCGGGAAGCCTTGCGAGACTTTCTGCGTGATCTGCGGGAAGCCTTGCGTGATTTCTTATGAGACATCTTTCTTATGACGCTCTTGTGTCCCTTTGTGGATCTGATGCGAGCGGCTAAAGTAGATTTCTTTCCAGAACGTTTAAGTCCTAGGCTCTTAGCTACTTTTTTAAGAGTCTTGAGTGAATGGCTTCCGAGCTTTACTCGCGAAGCGCTTTTTCTTGATACCATTTTATATTATCATACGATTTTATTTTTTTTTTTAAATTTTCTTTAACATTTTATTTTTTAAAATTTTTATTTTTATAAAAAAGATTTTATGTAAATACATATTAAAAAAATTATTCAATATTCTTATATTTAAAAATATAAGAATAATTTTATTTAACAATTTCCGTTAGCACAATCAGAACCGCAATGTTCGCTTACTACACCATCTAAAAACTTAATCTGGTCTCCTCTGTTAAGTCTCTTAAAAGACAACCAAGAAATGGCTGGATTTACAACATTTCCATTAGAATCTTTTCCTATTACTGGTTTCATAAAAAAGGTTATGGCGCAATCAACAACATCTTTTTTATATTTTCCGTTAGATACAGTATTTACTAATTTAGTTACCTCATCTAATGTAGGAGATTCGCCTGGTGGTCCAGGTCCAGGTTTTGGAGCTGGAGGTGACGCTGGCTTACAATATTGCTTAAAGATACCATCTAATATTGATAGTTGGTCATCTTTTACAAGATTGCTAAAGACGATCCAATATTTTGTAGATACAATGAAATTCACAGCGCAATGAATCATATCTTCAGTTATGTTTGGAGATAAGTAACTAGTATGGACAAGTTCTTCAAGCCTATTATATACTTCAGTTCTTAATGATCCTTCACAATCAGCACTTCCAAACGCATAGTAGCTATCTGGGTTATCTGGATCAGCCAGCGATCTAAAGCGCATTGTATTATCATATACTTTGTTCATCAATGACAGTGACCCTTGATACGTTGAAGGATATTTAGTGGAAAAACTCCACTGATCAGGATCTACAACTTTATTTGGGTTTGCTATAAGAGCATTAGCCTTTTTAGGAGAAGCTTTTACAGAACTGTATATGAAATAGACTGCTGCTCCTATTAATACTAAAACTATAACAGAAATAAAAACTTTTTTCAATGTTTCACTCATTTTTATATTAAAATAGTATTTTATTTTTAAAAAATAAAATGATTTATAATTTCTTATATTCTTAAAATATAAGAGGAAAATGCCAAAATGTAAAGATTGTAATAAACGGGCTAGTTTTGCTAAACCTGATGAATTAGCTATATATTGTTATACACACAAAAAAGACGGAATGATAAATGTATATAAAAAAATTTGTAATGAAAAAGATTGTAAAACAAGAGTTGTAGGTAAAACTGATAAATGTACAAAACACGGAGGTAACCGTTGTAATGAACCAGGTTGTAAAACTGGTTCTGCTGATAGTAAAACTGGTAAATGTATAAAACATGGAGGTAATCTTTGTAGAGAACCTGGTTGTAAATCTGGTGCTCACAGTGGTGGTAAATGTATAAAACACAAAGGAGGAAAAAGATGTAATGAACCTGGGTGTGGAGCTGGTGCTCAAAGTAATACTAATAAATGTATGGCACATGGCGGAGGTAAGCGTTGTCCTAATTGTATTGACTGGATTGATTCAAGGGGAGGATGTGTTAAATATGATGGATATTGTGCTACATGTTTTAAGAGACTCTTTCCTGACGATGAAAGATCTAAAGTTGTATATTCACACACAAAAGAAATCCGTGTTAGAAATGCTATTAACGATAAGTTTGATGGATTTATTCATGATAGACCATTATATACAGGAAATTGCGATTGTACACATAAAAGACGTATAGATCATAGAAAACTGATAGGTAATACAATTTTAGCTATTGAAACAGATGAGAGTGGTCATATTGGTTATGATGAACAGGATGAGGAAATTAGATATCATGACGTATATATGATTCATAGTGGTAAGTGGATATTTATTAGGTTTAATCCAGATGGTGATAAGAAAATTGATATGGAAGATAAGTTAGAAAAGCTTATTGATACAATACAGGAACAAGTAGGTAGAATTGAAAATGAAGAGAATGAGGAACTTTTGGAGATAATAAAGTTATATTGAAAATATATTATAATATATAATATATCTATATCCATTGTAAAACATATCTAGTCCAGAAAAAATATATAAGTATTGCTATTATTAAACAAAATAATAAATAATATGGTATAAATTTTACCCAGTCAATACTTTGATTTTCTTTATCCTTAATAGTTAAAAAACTAGGTTTGGTGAAGTAAAAGGATACAAAGATAATACTAGCTAATATAAAAAACAATAGATAAGGTAAAATATATCTTATAAGCGATATAAATCTAGGAGGACCTTTTCTAGCTTTTTGCGACTTTCCTATGCCAATACCCACTGCTAGACACTTTGATGGTGATCCTACCGCAAAATATTCGGCAGGGACTTCTGCCCCATTACCACAGTAGAATTTTCTGGTATCTACAGGGTTATAATTTAGAGAATAATCTTGATCGTATGGGAGACGAGATCCAGCACCAATACCTTTTCTTAAACATTCATAATTAGTTCCTAAACGATGTGTCCCTCTTAATAACCCAATATAGTTGTTGTTATTTCCACAATAAGTCCTTTGAGACATTTATATTTAAAAAATATAATTTATAACTAAAAATAAAATGAATTTTTATTAAAAAATAATTATAAAGTATAATTATGTCTTACGATCAATATGAATATCAGGACCAGAATCAATATCCAGAACAGTATGAATACCCAGAACAGTATGAATACCCAGAACAGTATGAATACCCAGAACAGTATGAATACCCAGAACAGTATGAATACCCAAAAGAATATGAGTATCAATATATTGAAGAAACAATTCCGCTTCCTGTAATTTCTGTAATACAGGATTCAAATATAACATTTCCTAGTAACGATCAAAATTTATGTAACGACTGTGTAAAAAATTCAAATAAAGATCCTTACTTTCCAATTTTAAGTCTGGCTACAGACCCTAGTTGGATTATTATGAGTTGTGGTGAAAAGTTATTCTTACAATGTTCGCATATATAAAAAAAATACTTACAAAAATAAAAATGATTTATTTTTATATAAAATATTTATATAAAATAAAATGAGTAATGATATTACAGAACAAATATTAGATCCGGTGAATGCCAGAGAGCATTTATTACCTATTCAATACCAAGATATTTGGGATATTAGGCAAAAACATAAGGCTTCTTTTTGGACCGCAGAAGAAATTGATTTAGTAACAGATCTAAGTGACTGGAATAACAAACTCAATGATGACGAACGTTACTTTATCAAAATGGTTATTGCTTTCTTTGCTAAATCTGATTTTATTGTTAATGAAAATCTAGCAAAAAATTTCTGTGATAGGATTCAAATTCCTGAATTTCAATTCTATTATCAAATTCAAATGTTTATGGAAACAGAACATAGTCTATTATACGCTCAACTTATTGACATATATATCACCAATCCGGTTGAAAAACAAGAAATGTTTAAAGCAACTGAAAACATACCTACTATCAAGAAAAAATCCGAATGGGCTTATAACTGGATTACAAACGGATCGTTTCAACAGAGACTTGTAGCTTTTGCTGTAATGGAAGGTATATTCTTTTCTGGTAGTTTTTGTGCTATTTTTTGGCTTAAAAAGAGAGGGTTAATGCACGGTCTAACTATCTCCAATGAATTCATATCAAGAGATGAAGGTATTCACAGAGATACAGCCTGTTTAATTTACAAAAAATATATTGTAAATAAATTACCAGAAGACGAGGTATTTAAAATTGTTGGCGATGCTGTTGAACTTGAAAAGGAATTTGTAACTTCAGCACTACCAGTAAAACTTATTGGAATGAATAGCTTTTTAATGTGTCAATACATTGAATACGTTGCCGATCATTTACTAGTCCAATTGTTAGGTAAAAAGAAATACAATGTTGAAAACCCATTCTCGTGGATGACAATGATTAGTCTTGATAGCAAAACCAACTTTTTTGAATCAAGACCCAGCCAATATTCAAAAAGCCTAAATGTTGAAGAAAACAAGATTGAATTTACTACTGATTTTTAAAATGATTTTTTATATTTAAAATATAAAAAAACTTAATTATGGCTCTATCTTTAATGGATCATCTAAATAATGCCCCTGATGATATCTACAGACATATCATTGAATTTGTAGGTGTTGATATACCTAAAACAATTAAGAGTTCTATTGACTGGTGTAACTTGTGTGGCGAAGACAATAACTATCATATATGCAAAAAATCTCTAGAATTTGGTTTCTGCTATTGGTGTCAATACACGTTTAGACTAGAAGAATCAACTATTGATACTTGCTGCTCTAAGTGTTATGAAGATAACCACTATTATTACTATCCTTCAAATGAAGACTTTGTAGAAACAGAAGAATTATTAAACTTTTATAACGATTACTATCAAGACTACGAAGATCTACAAGAAAACATAGAATTATATCTTGAAGATATGAATAACTATGACGAACAATACATTGAAGACTACCGTGAATTACACTTTAACGATTAAGATTTTTTATATTATATTTAATAGAAATTTATTCTATTAAATAATTAAATTGTGATAGTTCTATCATAAATACCGCTTATATTTTGATGTGATATTACTATAACCAATTTATTAGAAAAATTATCTCTTATAGCATTTATAATTGCTGTTGATAAACTTTCATCTAATGACGCCGTACATTCATCCAACAAAATTAAGGGTGTATTAAACATTTCTGCTAATGCTAATGTAAATGCTAATACTACTCTAGCCAACTCACCTCCACTCAATGTGCTAGTATCACACTCCATACCTTTATATTCTATTGCTAAATTAATTTGTGGCTTTGTAACACTCTTTTTACTCTCCTTAAAAGTTAATAACTTTATTGAGATTGGATTGTCGGTAAAAAATTGATCCAAGTATAATTGCGCGTGTGTATTAATTGAATTTATAATAGTTAAAATCGCTATACTTTCAGCTTCTAAAATTTTATCTAATAAATTTGAAGCGGCAGCATACTTTAATCTTTCTTCCTTTTCTTGTTTCTCTAATTCATTCTTCTTTGCTACCCACCCTTCATATGTATTCTTATTTGATAAATACTCTTTATATTTTTCTATCCGTTGAAGGTTAATAGAATGCTTACTTAAATCACTTTCTAGACTCTCTAACTCATTTTCACCTTTTGAAATGTTTTCAATTAAATCTTCAACTATTACATCTCCTTTAGTATTTCTCAAAGCCTCTAAGCTCTTTTTACATTCTTCAATATCAGTAACTAGAACTTCAATCTGCTGATTTATACTATTTAACTTTTCTCTATTCTCCTTGTCTTTTTGAATAATTAATCTAACTTGTTCTTCATTTTCAAGGGGTTGATCTTGGTCTGGTAACTTTATATCCTTTAATGTTTTTTCAGCCTTCTCAACACTCTTTTGTAAAGTTAATAATGTTGTAGAAAATTTTTGAGTATCTAGAGACTTTTCCAATAAGCTCTTGCGATTTTCTAGACTTAATTGTTCTGTTTTATATTTTTTCATATATTCTAAATCATCCTTCATTTCTTCTGGATTTAAACTTGTTATATCAAATTGATTGTCTGGATTGTTTTGTAGTTGATTTATCTTATTTTGAATATCATTATACTTTTTTAACATCTCTATTTTACGCTCTAATTCTATTATATTATTACGAACTTTTTTCAAATTTTGTTCTGGAGTTTCTACTATATGTGATAAACAAAGTGTATTATTAGTATCAAAATATAACTTTGTTTCACAGCTAGGGCATTTATATACTTTATCTTGTAATTTTAAAGAATTATATAGAGATCTTTGTTCCTCTAATTTAGATTGTAAAATTTCTAAATCTTCCCCTTTTACATTAGAATACAATTTTTGTTCTTCTTGTAATCGGCTCAATTCTAATATATACACTAAACACTCTTTTGTGTTCTTTATGTTCTCATCTATATCTTCTTTATTGTACTCAGTCCATACGGTTGATTCTATTTTAGCAATTTCAGCCTTGATATCACTTATTTCTTGTTCTTTAATTTTTTCTAGCTGTAATTTATCTAAATCATATTTACTCTTCATATCATAATATTGCTTATTATTTAATATAATTTTCAATATATTTTCATATTCTTTAATCCTATTCTCAATTTTTAGTATATCTTGACAAGACAGGCCTTTCTTTGCTGTATTCAATTTATCTAATTTAGATTGATATACGGTTATTGATTCTACTTTGTTTTCAATATTACTCTCTAAAAGTTTTATACGACTCAACTCTTCTTGAAGAGCTTTTATATTCTTTTTTGCCCTCTTAATAAGAACACCACAGTTTTTATATCTTATCTCTTCATTCTGTATGGTCTTTTCAACGCTTTTGCTAATCTTTATAGGAAATTCTACTTGTTCAGGTTCTTTCATATCTTTTAAGACGTTATTAGACATATCATATTGGGAAGAAACGCCTATGTGTGTCTCCTTTCTATCTTTTATGACAGACTTGCATCTTGATTTTATACTTGAAAGATCTATATCTTTAAAAGCAAACTTTTCTAAAAAACTTAATTTATCTATTGGATTCATCATTATAAATGAATTTACAGCATTTTGGGCTACGTATCCAGTAGTATCAAACATATCACCATATTTTTTATTAATTATATGTTGAGCGGATTGATCTTCGTATATGTTATCGCTTGTTTCCAATACTAAGCGATTAGGACCCTTTGTTCTTGTTATTTTGATATATGATTCTGTTGCGATAACTCCTTCCTCAATTACAACTTTACACTTTTTCTTTTCATACATAATTACGTTTCGTCCCTCTCCATATAGAGCAAAATATATTCCGTTTAGAATTGTGCTTTTACCTGATCCACTTGCACCTGATAATAAAACCATTCCTGTGTCGCCAAAATCAAATTCAACATTTTCATAGCATCTAAAATTCTCAAGCTTAATTCGCATTTTGATTTTTATTTTACAAAGATTAAAATAAAAATCATTTTTTATAAAAACTAGATATCAAGCACCATATTATTACAATTAAAAAAGATTTTATAATAAGTGGTTTAATATTTGTATTAAACTTGTATATATAATTTTTTCCTATTTTACTAATATTAACATAACCCAAATCGGTTATAAGATTGTCTATCATTTGTGGTGTTACACAACATTGTTTCATAGTAACTTCATCATATTCAATCTGGATTATAGGTTTATACTTTTTGATTGTATTTATTCCACCCATTAATATAAAATATTCAGATCCTTGGGCGTCACATTTTATAAAATCAACATGTATATCTTTATTATAAAAAAGGTTATCTATTGTATCACAGTCAACAATTCCTACTAACATGATGTTTGGATCAAATGTTAATGGGTGTTCTCCTAGAGTATTTAAGTCTAGTTGATACGGATCAACTTTTAATAAATCTGATCCTTTTTTATCTGTTAATGCTATATTAAATGTCTTTACATTCGTAATATCATTAAGTTTTATATTTTCACATAGCTGATTATAACAAGCTTGAAATGGTTCAAAAGCATAAAATGTTGAATTTTTTACATATTTTGAGAATAGAGTATATAAGCCAGTTTGTGCTCCTATATCAATTATATTAAGGTGTCTTTCAGGATCTCTATCATTTACTAACTCATAAAATTTCTTTAAGTCATTAAACTCCAAAATACCATTTTCAATGTTAAATATAGAAGGAGATAATTTAATTGTGTTATCTGTTACATTTAATTGTTTTTCAAAAGGATATTTAAATGTATTCATATTTTATAAAAAAAATGTTATCTTTAAATATATGTCATAAAATATAGAAAATTTTATGTTATTTCCAGCAGAATGTATTGAAATAAAGATATAATAAAAAAGAAAAATTATCTACAGATTCAAATACAACAAAGTTTTGTTTAATTAGTTTTATTAAATAAAAATTATTTAATAAACTATAAACACCTATATGTAAATAGGTTTCCATATTCTAGCATTACATTATGTAAAATATTTGGATAATCTTCTACTGTTACTTTAACACCACTTTCAGCCAACTTTTTAGCTATTACCAATTTTTGTGATTCTTCAATAATTGGCACTCTACAATTTTCCTTATAACTTACGCCGCTTATTGTAATCTCCTTTATATCACTTTCTAATAACTTATCTATCTGAAACTTGGTATGTAATCTATTTGATATATCAGTCGCCTCGGGAATTAATGGTTCCAAACCCATCTTCTTTATATATCCACCCAATGCTCTATTATCTCTTGGGAAACAAGGTCCGCCAAAACCATAACCAGGTTTGAGATATTTTTGTCCTATTCTTGAATCACTACCAATAGCCTTCAAAATATCAAACTTATCTGCTCCTGGTGATACATCTGCTAAATCACCTATCATATTTGCAAACGCCACCTTTGTTGTTATAAAACAATTTACACCTAATTTTGTTATCTCTGCGCTACTAGGTGACATTCTATTTATTGATACTCCTGGGGAAACTGTTTTATATATCTTTTCAAGCCTATCTCCGGCTTCTACAGAACCTTCTCCTATTAAAATAAAATCCGCTTTCAATATTCCATTTACAATATCTCCTTGTGCTATAAATTCCGGATTATAACTTACTGTTGTATTTTGGCAGTCTCTTACTAAAAAATTAGCAACATCTCTGCAATATCCAGGTATTACTGTGCAACCAATAACTATATGTTTATTACTTACTCTCAACTTATTAATACTTGATAATACATTTCCTAGA